ATGATTTTGACGTTGATGTTGATACCACAAATGATGCTATTCGTTTTCAACATGTTGATATAACAAGAACTGATACCACATCAACTGCATCTCCTGGATATAGTGGCACATTTACCGTTATAGATTCGTTAACGACTAATGCCCGCGGCCACGTAACTGCTGCTAATGTTAAAACAGTAACAGTTCCTGCTAGTGATAATACAAATACAACTTATTCTATTAGCACAGTGGCCGGTGATGATGCCTCCTCAGAAAAAATTCGATTAACTGCTGGAGGTTCTGGTTCAGGAAACGACGATATTATATTGGCAGTAGCACAAACTGGTAGTACTGACGGTCTTGACATTTCTGAAAGTGGTGATACAATCACCTTTGCCCATCACGACACATCTACCCTTAGTGGTGTACAAGGTTCAACTGGTATTGCAAGTGTCACCGTAGATGAAATGGGTCACGTTACAGCTGTATCTACCGCAACATATAATAATTATGTTCACCCTGCTTACACAGGAAGAACAATTACTGTCAATACTTCAGGTGTTGATGTGCTTGATACACTGAATATCACGGTAGACACCATCGGTTCTGTTACGGTTGCAAATGCTGCAACAAGAACCTTGCCTAATGCCAGTAGTACGGTTGCGGGTGTAGTCAGCACCGGCACACAGTACTTCGGTGGTACTAAATTGTTTGCAGGTGATATTCTACCGTCTCTTGATAATCAACGTAACGTAGGAACAGCTGGTAACACCTGGGCTAGTGGTCATTTCACTAATTTCACCATTGATAATATACTTAATATTCGAGGTGTAATAGACTTCCTAGATAACGATTATATGAGAATGGGTACTGGTGATGATTATTTTATGTATTTTAATGGCTCAGATTTAATAATTCATCAAAATGTCGGTGGCAAAGTTTTAATTACAGACACGTCCGATGTTACGAAATTTAATTTCGACCCAACAAATAGCGATTTCACTATTAGAGGAGCATCTGGTGGAGAATCATTGATTCTTGAGAACACCACAACCAGCTCTGATTGGGACGTAGGTGATTTACATGGTAATATAAGATGGTCTACGGAAAGCGATATAATAACCGAGATTGAGTGTAGACAAACATTAGAAAATCAGACTGACCCTTACGGCGGTTTCGTCGTTAACACTGGCAACGGGAGTGTCACCCCTGAAAGAATGGTAATTGATCATAATGGTTGTATTACCATGGTCGCTGGAGGCACCAACGCGAGCAGTACTCTCAGTTTCCTAGCCGACCCAAGCACTTCAGATGATAGAATTAATTTATCTCTACAACAAGAATTTAGAAGAACGACTGGGGCAGCTGATTTGGGAGCCGCAGTGGTTTTATCTGGTGTCGCCAAGTATGCCTTGGCGAACGACCAAGATTCCGATTTATTTACCATCATAGGGTCTACTAATACAAACCCTCGATACTTTGCAAATGCTTCAATTTCTTTATATAAACCCGCCGGGGCCGAGGGTAAAGGCGGTATAAAATTTTCTACAGGCAGTCATAATTTCATCAGTCCCAGCACCTTAACCGAGAGGATGCGCATCGATCAAGATGGCAACGTCGGGATCGGCATTGTTCCAGATTCTAATAGTAAACTCCATGTCCAAGACACTACTTCTTCTTTAGATGACTACACAATTCATATTGAGTCATATACTCCTGCTGTTGTTTTTCACGATATTTCAGCAGCATCTACAGACTTTGCTATTCAAGCTGATGGCTCTGCTCTTATGTTCCGTTACGGAGATGCCTCAACAGGAACGCAGTTAGCCTCAGAAGCCATGCGCATCGATGCCTCGGGCAATGTCGGCATTGGGCAGGCACCGGCCGCATTATTCCACGTTGTAGAAGCTGACGGCGGCGCGCCTGACGCAATTGTTAGAATTCAATCTAATGATACCGCTAACAGTAAAGCATTACTTCAGTTTTTAGGTAGAAACAATTCTAATGTTGCTACCTACGCAACAGTTCATACTGACGCGGTTGGTGCTGGTACGAATGCACCAATCGTTTTCTCTCAAGGTGCAAGTGAAGCAAATGAGAGAATGAGGATTGATGAGAACGGCGACATTCTTCTACAAAATGCTAGTCCTGAATTTCATTTCGGAACTACTTCTGCAACACATTATAACTGGAGAATTGCGGCTCAAGAAGTTGTAGACAATGGTTTTGAAATTGCAAGCGGGACTACTTCATTGGGATCTGGCGCGCTTACCGACACTTACACCCCACGCTTTACAATTCTAGGGGACACTGGCTGGGTCGGCATCGGAGTAAATAACCCGACAGCTGCTAGACTTTCAATCCAGCAAGATGATGCCAGCGGACAAATTGCTATGATTCGTTCAGGAAGCGCCACAATAGTAATGAATAACTCGGGCAATCAAGGCCTTGTTAGTGGCGGGTGGGGGCCAAGCGTCGATAATTCGATTGACTTGGGCAGAAGTGATAAAAGGTGGGATGACATATTCGCAACTAACAACATTATCCAAACCTCTGACCGCAACGAAAAGCAGGACATTGAAGCACTGTCAGACGCAGAACAACGTGTTGCTGTAGCGGCTAAAGGCTTACTACGCAAGTTCCGCTGGAAGTCATCAGTAGCAGAAAAGGGTGACGAAGCACGTATTCATTTCGGCATCATTGCTCAAGACCTACAAGATGCGTTTACCGCTGAAGGCTTAGACGCTGGACGCTATGCAATGTTTGTCAACTCGCCTTGGAAAGACGAAGAAACTGGTGAAGAAGGTACCCGCATGGGTGTACGTTATTCAGAACTTCTGGCTTTCATCATCTCAGCAATTTAATAAGGAGTTAACTAATGGATCTAATCTGGGAAATCTTCAACTGAATATACGTTTTTACCAGAACAACACATTATTATAAATAGGACATATACACACAACACTAATGATGGGTTGGGATATGTCCTATTATAAAGACCTAACGATAGACCAAGGTTCTTCAGTTTCTATTGATGTCTATCTTACAAACAAAGACGGTACGGCTAAGAATTTAACCAATTACGCGCCGACTGCTCACATCAGTCCAAACTATAATCTTGACAGTGATAATATTACTGTGTTTACTTGCACAGTAGATTCTGCTGCGTCTGGAATTATTAATCTTGCTTTATCCTACACTCAAACGGATAATCTAAAAGCAAATAAAAGGTATGTCTATGACCTTGAGATTGCTAGAGATAGTTCTGGTTCAATTGCAGAAATCGAACGAGTTATGGAAGGTCAGATTTTCGTAACCCCATCCGTTACTAAATTACCGAATCTATAATATATGACAGCTGTAGTTAAAAAAGTAGTGGAAAATAAAGCCAGGGTTGACAAGGTAGTTATTACTAAAAATACTTTGGTTAAAAAGGTCGTTATAAACTAACCAATAAATATTATTGAAGAAAAGGATTAACAATAATGGCAACACCAAATTCAAGGCAATCACTGATAGATTTCTGTCTTCGCAGATTAGGTGCGCCTGTAATTGAAATCAATGTTGATGACGACCAAATTGAAGATAAGGTTGATGATGCATTACAGATGTATCAAGAGTTTCATTCTGATGCCTCCTACCGTACATATTTAAAACATGTTATCACACAAACAGATAAAGACAATGGGTATATTCCCATAGATTCTAACGTATTGTACGTGTCTCAAATGTTTCCTTTAAACCCAACCTTTTCTTCTGTTAATCTATTTGACATTCGTTATCAGATGATGTTGAATAGTTTAGGCGATTTCATGAACTTCGCTGGTGGTATGGCATATTACTATCAGATGCAACAATACTTAGAATTTTTAGATATGGTATTGTCGGGATATCCGCAAACCACTTGGTCACGTCATCAAGATAGACTTTACATTTGGGGCGAATGGTCAAATGGTGATTTAGCCGTTGGTGATTATGTTGTTGCAGAAGTCTATACCGCAGTTGATCCTGATTCGTTTTCTAGTGTTTATAATGACATGTTCATAAAAAATTACACCACCGCTTTAATTAAACAACAGTGGGGTATGAATATGTCCAAGTTTGAGGGAATGCAGTTGCCAGGAGGCGTCACAATCAGTGGCAGACAGATTCTAGATGATGCTAACACAGAGTTAAGGGAACTAGAAGAAAAACTTCGTTTGGAACAAGAACTTCCACCAGACTTTTTTGTGGGTTAATTAAATGGCTACTAATCCATATTTCAGTCAGGGTAGAAAAAGCGAACAGTTGTTGTACGAGGATTTAGTTGTTGAATCCTTAAAGATGTACGGACAGGACGTTTACTATCTACCAAGAGAATTAGTTAATAAAGATGATGTCTTTGTTGACGATTCGGTTTCTCGTTTTTCTGATGCTTACAGAATTGAAATGTACATTGAAAACACTGAAGGGTTTGATGGTGAAGGCGATTTGTTCACCAAGTTTGGTGTAGAGATTCGAGATGCAGCCACGTTTATTGTTGCTCGTAGAAGATGGAATAGTGTAGTCGCAGAAAACGAAGCCACCGATGTAGTTCCCTTCTTTCGTCCCCGTGAAGGTGATGTAATCTATTTACCTTTGTCTCAATCTATGTTTCAGATTATGAAAGTAGAAACAGAGACACCGTTCTTTCAGTTAAAGAATCTTCCTACATTTAGAATGCGTTGTGAACTCTTTGAGTATAACGACGAAGACTTTGACACAGACATTGAAGAGATTGACCAAGTAGAAAACTTCTCAGCGTATCAATATGTCATGACATTTGCATCTGTCACTGGAACCTTTGAAGTTGGTGAATCTGTTAGTCAAGACAACACAGAATATACGATGAGTGGTGAAGTGGTGAACTGGGACGCTGTAAACAATAAACTTTATCTGGCACATGTCGGAGCTAACGATGGTGAATTCCACACATTCACCACAACCGCACAAGTTATTGGTGGAACCTCTGGTGCTGTCGGAACACCGACACTCATCGAAGAATTACAAAATATTCAACGTGAAGCCCAGAACGATATCTTTGATGTGTTTGAGAGTGATTTCTTAGATTTCACT